CTCCGCTTGACTCCAAGTAAACAAGATTCCCGCCTATCCTAGCTCGACCATAAACAATCTTTCTAGAATGCGCGGCATCTCTTGAAGTTACCGACCTGCCACTCATCTGAGAGCCTAAATCTGGAGACGGCATAAGGGCGCGAGAGACCATTGACAATCCTGCGCCAATAGCAAATGCAACGAATAGGTTAATACCTGACTGGGCAATTATTGCCCCACCAACGGAAACTAAGCCTGCGACTAATGCAACTGCCATTCTTAATCCTTAAAGCATTTAGAGTAAATGCGCTCGATTAAATCAAAGCCCATTCTGGTTAATAAACTGTCAAAAGGTATGTGAACTTTCGTATTTATATTGAGCAAAGAAACGCCATTCTCTCGGCAATGTTCTTCTGCGTATTTTATCAGTTGATAGCCTGTAGCGCCTTCTCTATGTTCTGGCAAAACAAACGTCACATCGTTATTGGCAAATACATGATCAGAGTAATGAATGCTTTGCGATACAATTAAAACGCAATAACCTACTAACTCACGATCTGCCCTTGCGGTAAATACTCGCAAAACTCCAGCCGCGTCTAATCGAGCATACTCATTCCAGTCTGGATTAAGTTTTATTGTTCCCTTGTTTAAAGCAACCATTTCCCAATGCTTTTCTAGCAAAGGCTTAATCTCTTCTTTCACATTAGCTAGGCATTCATGGGCTATATTAATCATCTCTCTTGGTATGACCCACCCTCATAACTACCGCCATCGTCATAATGACCATTTGACGTTCCTGTTGCTCGGCCCCAAATGATGTCTTTATTCTGAATAGCAGTCACGAACTCAAAGCCCTTATCTGTAGGGTGATCAATCTTTTGATCTTCTGCGGTGTAACGCCTTACCTTTGCTCTCTCAAATGCAATCAATTTATTTTCGCAAGCAATAGATATAGTAGATGTCTGGCCTGACTCAGCGATAGTCATGGTATCCATAAAGCCAGCAAATATCACAGTCGGGTCAGCTACTAGATCGCCAGAGGCATCAAATGCTCCAAGCATTACAGTTATGGCCCTGCCCTGATATTCGTGATCTTTAGCTATCACAACCAGAGATGATTTGACACCCGTTAGCGTTACATTAATCCCACTGGCTTGCATGTCTGAGGTTTCAGTAACTGCGCTAATGTTAAGCAGATCGCCAACACCAGTATAAGTCTCGCTGTCATAGGTAAGATCGCCAACACCAGACCACAGGTTTAACTCGTTAGGCGTTTCGCCTGAGTCAAATACCATGCGGACAAGGAAGATAGGGCGAACCACATCAGCAGTTGATACTGCCTGCATTCCGCTAGATAGTGACCTGCTCATAGTGCCTCCACCATAGCAAAACTAAAGCCCTGCAAACTAGCCTCATTAGTTGACCAAGACACATCATTTGATGCCATGCGCCAAAGGCTCTTGGGCTGGGTAAAGTCTAATGCCTGACCAGTAGCTATTGTTTCTCTAAGGGGCGGCTGAAACTCTAACGTCCCTGCACCTGATGACTTGTCTGCCGTTACTAGGTAAAGATAACTGCCTAACTGAAAGTATGTGCCTGCTGATACCGCTGTACTGCCTGCTGATGTTGTCAGGGTCTCTGATCGAATCGCAGTTGATCCGCTAGTCAATACTATCGCTGTGTCTGTATGCAATGGGTTGCCGAAAGTAAACGTACCTTCACGGCCTTTTAGCCCAACAATAAATGCCTCTACTGATCGGGCCTCTGCATAGGTCAAAGGCGGCAAAGTTACTTCAGCCTCCCATCGTGCGCCCTGATGGGTATATACCTGAGTATCTAAGGTAAAGGGAGATTCAGCAACAGCCACAACACGCTTTAGGCGCATTGACATATTCTGTATGCCGACATTCGGAAAAGATAAAGGCATTCGTTATGCTCCGACCATTGCTCTTGAGAAGTTACCGCCACGCACCCTAGCATCTGCTACAGCGCCTTTAGCGGCTTGGGCTATCTGTGGCATTAGGCTTGCTATCTCGGCTCTAACAGTGCTTTGTATGCCTGTGGTGACGTTTATGGTTTGATTAACAACAACACCTGAGCCACCGCCCATATTGCCGTTAGAGACAATAGAGCCTGACTGATTAGGCACAAACATTTCTGGCCCGCGCTCACCAACCATGTAAGGTTGGCCAGATTGCACTGAACCACCAATTGCCTTGCCTGTTGGAGATGTAGTTGTTGGAAGCCCAAGCGCACCCCCTAAAGCCTGAAGCATTGGCTGCACAATCATATATTGGACAAACATTTTCATTAAAGCATCAACAACAAGCCTTCCCATATTTTTCATGGCATCACCAAATGATTTAGCGCCAGTGATTGCGTCGGTGAATCCCTGAGTCAATGATGACTCTAGAGTCTTACCAACTGAATCCATTTGCTCACGCAGGCTAGGCATTTTGCTTGCAACGTCAGTAATGCTTGCGCCCCATTTCTGGAATATGTTTGGAGCCTCTCCTGCTTTTTTGTTTGTTTCATCAACTTTGTCATTTAAAAACTTTAGGCCATATCCAGCAGACCAAACTCTTGCCCCAAAATCTTCAATGCTATTTGCTAAATCATAATTCAAATCAACTGTGATTTCTGACAAGCCCATCCAGTCACGCGCCCAGTTGACCATCTCAAGAGCGCCTTTCATAAAATCAGTGATGCCTCTAACTAATTGGCCAAGTGCAGAAATACTTTGACCTATAGTTGTTATAAAACTAATGGCAAGTTGCTTCCCAAACTCTTTAACGCTGCCGCCTGCTTCCTCAATACTTTCTAATGTATTTTCCTTTAACTCTGTTGCAATAAGCTCTAACGCAGGTGCAAGCCCAGCCGTGAGCTGCATAATAAGCCCGCGAGTAATAGAGAAAAACTTAAACATTGCATCGTTCGCTTTTTCGATGCCAGTGGCTGCTTGCTGATCCAACACAAGCCCTAAAGTTTCAGCCTCTTGCATTAACTCTCGCAGCCCTTCCTCGCCAAGGTTAAGAGTATTAATTAATGCAGCGCCTTCCGAGTCGAACAGTTTGAAAGCAAGTGCCAGCTTTTCTGCTTCTGGTCTGGCTACTGAAAAGGCTTTTGCAAGAGTAATCATTCTCTGGTCTAAAGGCATCTGCACTAATGCCTCAGCATCCAATCCTAGCTCACGCAAGGCGTTTTTGGCCTCGCCTGTACCGTTTGCAGCCTCAGCGGTTCTGCGAGTAAATCGCTGCATGGCCATATTTAGGGTGTTGGCTTCTACGCCTGTTATTTTTGCAGCATATTGCAATGCACTAAGGGCTTCAGTTGTAGTGCCTATTTTTTGTGCAGTTTTTGATAGTTGGTCAGATGCGGCTAATGACTGCTTAATTAAAAAGCCTATTCCTGCAATACCTGCTAGACCTGCAACAGCAGTTTTGGCAGAAAAAACAGCTTTAGCAATACCTTTCAACCCAGAAGTAACACCGCCAAATGCTTTCTGCGTTTTATCGAATGCCCGTATCGTGATTTTTACATCTTCAGCCATCTTTCTCACTCAGTATTTTGTAGTAGGCCAGCCACTCGTTAAAGTGACTGACAGGCATTTGCTCTGCTTCTTCTATGCTCATATGAAGGCGATCAGCCAAAGACAATAAATTCATCCTTGACGGATCGCTTCTTAGTTTCCCTCGGCTGCCTCTACAGATTCGATCTGTGCAAACATCTGATTAGCAATCTCACTAATTACATTAGTTTCTTCACCCATCAAATCAATGCGATCTTCGGCAGATGTAAAGAGCTTACTACCGCCCTCGTCTTCTGCTTTCATAACGATCAAATCCACCATCGCGCCAACCGTGGTGTTGTTCAGGAAGTTAGGGTGCTTCTTCTGTAGTTGATCTAAGTCATAGCAAGTAATAGCCCTGCAATACAGCTTAAATGCTCCAGATTCGTCACCCCATTCAGGCACTGATACTTCTCGCGCCTCAACCTTCCTTCTACTGCGTAACTCTTTAGCTAATCCCATGGTTTAATCCCCTTATGCTGTTGCTTCAGTTACTGCTCCGCTGCACTGGATGGAGAAGCTGGCTTCTACCATTCCGTCAAAAGAACCTGTAATAGAGCGTGAAGTTACGATGCCGCCACCAGAGAAATAAGATTCGCCAGTGCCAGTACCTGTTGGATAAATCTCAAAATCTACCGCAGCGCGTTCGTCTAGGATCAATTGCTGTGCATCAGCTTCGTCCCAGTAGCACTCGATAGTTACTGTATTGGTTTTTAGACCTTCTTTGTAAGATCGTGCGGTATCGCCCATTACTGAATCTTCAATGGTATCTGCTGAACCATCAAACGTGAAAGAACGAACCTCACCCACAACGGCCACAGAGCCGCCAGATGCCGCGATTTTTACTACACCAGATGCGCCTGTTTTAGTCGCCATGATAATTACCTCTAATTAAAGTTAAGTTGTGCCGCGAGTGTACTGATACAGAACGCGGATTGTCATAATGACCCCACCAACGGGATCAATAGAACCTTCGTCGATCTCGACTCTAGTGATCTGCGTATCTAGTGCATAACCACCACGCAAACGATCAACATCAAGACCCTCTTCGATTGCTTCGATAATGTTGTTTCGGGCTGAATCAATAACAGACCCTTTAACGTAGCAAATAAACTCGTAGTTGATAGTCGCCATACGCTGAGTGATTGACCCACCGATGCTGCTATCTTCTCTATCCTCATCTGCACTGCGTACAAGTATAGCTGGAAACTGTGCGCTTGATAACTTAGTGAAATCAAACGGCTCTCTCGTTACATACTTAATATCTACTGGCGTTTTAACCGCCTGTAAAGTAGCTACTAAGTTGTTTGCAATGTTCTCTCTTACACTCATTTCAACGCCCTAAAGAATACTTCGCCTAGTTGCTTTTCTTCTCTGCCGCTAAACCCAAAAAACGGCCTAGTCTTATTATTCATTGCCGCCTTCTTTGACTCGGTAGCTCTAGTAAAGAATATTTCAGCCTGCCTGC